CTTCTTATGTCTTATGCTATGCAGCAAAGTGGCTTGGTGATGAAGAAGTTACATTCGATTCTGTTCATCAATCCAAACCTAAAACAATGTTAAAAGGCATTCATGGTCTTCTCAACGATGCAGACGCTGTGGTTCACTATAATGGTACTAAGTTCGATATTCCTACTCTTAACAAGGAATTCTTACTACATAGTTTTAATCCACCATCGCCTTATAAACAAATTGACCTATTGCGTGTTGTTCGTAGCAACTTTAGGTTTCCTAGTAACAAGCTGGACTATGTAGCACAGCGACTCAATCTCGGCAAGAAACATGAACACGAAGGACATGAGCTTTGGGTTAAATGTATGAATGGAGATAAAGATGCGTGGAAGCGGATGGAGCAATATAATATACAAGATGTCGTTTTACTTGAGTCGTTGTATAACGCTTTGCGTCCTTGGATTAAGTCTCATCCTAATCATAATCTCTTTGCTGACGATCATGTTTGCCCTAATTGTGCTTCGACTCGCTTGCAGAAACGAGGCACTGCGATCTCTAGTACCGGAACCTATCAACGCTATCAGTGCGCTTCTTGTGGAACTTGGTCGCAGTCTACAAAATCAGTCAAATCGTCAGTGGAGATAAAGCAATGCAATTAAAAGACTATATAGACCGCATAAACGAGTCCGTAAGCCCCGATCGTAAGCAGGTTGGGGGAGACCATTACCAAGTCGCTGAGATCCAGCCTTGGGATATTTTCATGGCTTACAAGCTAGATCCTTGGACAGCTAATGTAATTAAGTACTCACTTCGCTTTCCGTACAAGAACGGTATACAAGACCTTGAAAAGGCTAAGCATTACATAGAATTTCTTATTGCGAACTACGAAACTATTGACAAAAACTACTATTCATGATACACTTAAAGGTTCCCCATGGCGTTAACACTGATTGAGATCAAAGATCGATTAAAGCAGATCGACGAGGTTGATTTACTCGAATTGCTTGAAATATCCTCTGAAGACCTCGTGGAAAGATTTACAGATTTAATTGAAGATAATTTTGATAAACTAGAGAAAGAAGTAGAATGACATATAACACACCTTTCAGCACTGTAGGCTACATTACATATAAAAGAACATACGCAAGGAGATTAGAAGAAGGCAATCCGAAGTCTAAAACAGAAGAATTTACCGATACAGTTGAAAGGGTTATTAAAGCCGCTAACGATCAGTTAGGCTGTAACTTTGACGCTGACGAGCAAGAGCGTCTACGGAAGTATTTAATGGAATTGAAAGGCACTGTTGCTGGACGATTCCTGTGGCAAATGGGGACAGACACAGTTGGTCGCTTAGGGCTGGCTAGTTTGCAGAACTGTGCATTCACCGTTATTGATCAACCTGTCCGTCCTTTCACATGGGCGATGGACTTGCTGATGCTTGGCTCTGGCGTTGGCTATAACATTCAGAGGCAACATGTTGATAAACTTCCTTCGGTCAATGCTGATTTTAGCGCTCCTACTCGTGTTACTACCGCTGATGCTGATTTTATTGTGCCTGACTCCCGTGAAGGGTGGGTCAAACTTCTCGGCAAGACGCTCAAAGCGGCGTTTCTAGCGGATACGAATCCTACATTTACCTATAGCACCATCCTAGTGCGTGGTCGTGGGGCGGCTATTAAAGGCTTCGGTGGTACTGCTTCTGGTCCTGAAGACTTATGTGATGGCATCGCTAAGATTAGTAACATCCTTGAGAAGCGTAAAGGTAAAAAACTACGTCCTATTGATTGCTTAGACATCATGAACATTATCGGTTCTATTGTCGTTGCTGGCAATGTACGCCGTTCTGCTCAGATTGCTATCGGTGATCCTGACGATGTAGAATACCTGCTTGCTAAGCGTTGGGACATGGGGAACATTCCATCATGGAGAGCAATGTCGAATAACAGCGTTGTATGTAACGATATTAAAGACCTGCATGAGTACTTCTGGGATGGCTATGAGGGCAAAGGCGAGCCATACGGACTTATCAATCTGAAACTCTCTCGTAAGATTGGTCGCTTAGGCGAGACCGATTATCCTGATCCAGATGTCATGGGATACAACCCTTGTGCAGAGCAATCCTTAGCTGCTTATGAGACTTGCTGTTTAGCAGAAGTATATCTGCCTAACATCGAGAGCAAAGAACAGTTATTAGATGTTTGCCAATTACTGTACCGCATCAACAAGCATAGCCTTGCACTGCCTTGTCATCTCAAAGAGACAGAAGACATTGTTCACAAGAATATGCGGATGGGTATTGGTGTAACAGGTGTATTACAGGCAACAGAAGAGCAACGTAGCTGGTTAAATGAGACTTATCGCCGTCTGCGTGAGTTTGACTTTAAGTACAGCCATGCACATAACTTCCCTGAGTCGGTAAAGCTCACCACTGTGAAACCAAGTGGGACTTTGTCGTTGCTTCCGGGAGTTACTTCAGGATGTCATCCAGCATATTCACAATACATGATTCGTCGTATTCGTATCGCTGCAGATCATCCTTTGGTGCAAGTATGTCGTGAACATGGCTATCCTGTCGAATATCAGCGTCACTTTGATGGTTCTGAGGATCACAGCACGATGGTTGTATCATTCCCATTCTGCTATCCTGAAGGGACAAAGATTGCTGCTGAGATGACCGCTATCGATCAGTTGGAAGTAGTTAAGTGGTTACAGGCTAACTGGTCAGACAATAGCGTATCCTGCACTGTGTACTATCGTAAGGAAGAATTGCCTGAGATTCAGAAGTATTTAGCAAAGAACTACAAGAACAATCACAAGTCTTTGTCATTCTTGCTACACAATGAACACGGCTTTCACCAAGCACCTTTGGAGGAGATTACTAAAGAAGCGTATGATGCTTTGGTAGCTTCGACACAACTGATTACTCATGTTGATGAAGCGTTGTTTGATGGTGGCGACGAATGTGCCAGCGGAGCTTGTCCAGTCAAATGATGATAAACTTATACTTCATTACTGGGTTCAGCGTAGGATTTGAGTATGTTCCTGACTTTGATGAAGAATCCCATCTCGCTATCGATTTGGGAATCATCAGAATCATGTTCAGTAGACCTCACGACGACTGAGGCGGCAGGTTCTCCTAATACCCAGAAATACATAATTCGACTTTCAGCCCCGCTTCGGCGGGGTTCTTTTTTGTTACAAAGTGTCAATAAATGTTGATAAATACCGACATTATATTACACGAAATTCCGAGTACCAGCCTTATCAATAATCAAGGCTTGTTTACGAGGCTTGTCAGAAGTAGCGTTAGGAACGCTTATATGCGTCCAAGAGCCGAATTCTTCGATGATTTGGTCAAAGGGTATGTCCGAAGCCAAACATGCCTCTACAACCTGTTTAGGGGTCATTCCGGGGACTCTTAAATCAGCAGCACAACCTAGCCTATGCTGGCTAGTGTCCTTGCTACCGACAGAGTCATTGACTGGTTTAGACCTAAAGCCTGAGTTAATTAGAATAGGCTTGCCTAAGAGGGTTCTAACTTGCTCAAGCAAGGCTGCCAATCGAGTCAGATTAGCAACCTCGGTAGCGTTAGGGGTATTATCTAGGTTCTTACGCTCTGCTACTTCAGAGTGAGTTAGTTCTTCTAAGGTGAAATTAGGACTTAGGTTCATCTTTTTTATCCTTCTTCATGTCCATTATCTTCTCCAGCGTACGTCCGCCGAAATAGAAAGACATAATCAACATTCCCCATTGACCTAGCAGTTCAACGTAGTTATTGTTTACTTCGATGTCCCATGCAGACATCGTAGCAAATGCTGAGTAAACCATAAGAATAAACACTAGCGTCATAGGTCGTATATTCTTAGACAACCAGCTATCACTAGCCATGTCTGCTTCGTGTCTCTTAGTGAGTTCTTGTGCCTCAATGTTATCAGCCTGTAACTCAGCTAGTTTGCCTTCTTGTTGCATCTGCAGCAGCTCTTTCTGAGCCTTTGCTTTAGCTTCTGGATCAGGAATGAATTTATCTAGGACTTTCATCCCAACATCGAATAGTGCCATTAATGGTAACATTATTGTTTATACCCCCAAGTTAGATACCAAGCAATGACCGCAGCCACTGCATAGCACATGAACATT